TCCGGCAAGAATCTCAGTCATCCTTTTAATTTCAAATCCTGCGCTAGTTACTCCTGCCATTTTTAAATTCCTATATTGTCAAGAGTCACTGTTGCATTAGTATTATCAGTGCATCTAACTTTGAATGTTAAAGAATAAGTTCTTTTAGAATCAAGGGTTGAAGAAAAACTTAATATTTCAGCTACACCTTCCTCGGCAAGAATGTTCTCTTGCATAATCTGATCTACTACTTCCTTTGGAACCTTTTTTGCAATTATTCTTTGAAAATAAGGAACCCCATAACTGACATTGAAAAACCATTCATTTAAAAAAGTAAGCAAACGTATTTTCAATCTTTGAATAACCACGTCAACACGTTCTTGTGTAACTGGGCACTCACCATTAATGAATACACAGTCATGTGTAATTGGATCAAGTAATAAATCCATACGAAACCCTTAGTTTGATGGTGGTGGAGAAGTGCCGTGTTTGTGTGTAGAGAAAATCACACCGTTGAACGTTTGAACACCAACACCTGTGTAATTACCCGTGTGGTTGATATTCCCGATCCAAGTTGATTGAGCAGCATCTATAACTAATGAGGGTGCATTCAAATTAATACTTTCAGCGGCATTTACCGTAATCGCTTTACCTTGAATCTCTATATCTTCAGAGGTTCTCATCTGTATACGACCATCAGACTTGAGCCTAAATTCACATTCAGAGCCACCCCCAATATTATGCACCATTACCATATCTTGTATGTCATGATCCCAAACCCTTTTTGACGGGTTATTAATAGATCTACTTACAGGCCATGGTGCAGGGATAGCGAAAGCATCTGATAGGTCAAACTTTCTAAAATCTGTTGGTGTAGTTGGATAGCCAGACCCACCCCTGAAATTATCAATACCTCTCATGGAGAATACGATAAGAACAGGATCACCTTTTGTAAGGGGGAATGTAACTGCGCTTGTAGAGCTTGAAGGGAATATAATCGGAGTGTTAGGAAGGGTAGGCCATTCTTGTATCTGACCGTCTTTGAACTTCATATTAATGGTAGGCTGTACAGTGACAAGCATGTTTTCTAGGCTGTCTACTGAGACTATAACACCTGGGATACAAGTATTAATTCCAGCCATTTGATGTTCAAAGGAGGATGTTAATAGCTCTTGTAGTGATAATTCTCTTGCCATTAAGTCTTAACCTTCTCAGAACAAAACACTTCGCTATACCATTCATTATCTCTGAATGAGCCTGAATGTCTAACAGAGTCCACTTTATAGTAGGCAGACAAATCTTCAAACTCTACCTTGACAATTTCGCCTGGATTCACTTCACCATTAAGAAGCATCTTCCACTGAACACCTTTCTTTTTCACTTTATCATTCTTGGAGCGAGTCTTATCACCACTTACAAGATACTTAAAAGGTCTATCTACAAGGCCAGTGTCTTCAGATATAATGTAAACTTCGTTCAGATTAGTTGAGATTGAACCATCCATATCATTAACATATAAAGCACCATCCACTACACGCCACTCAGTTTGACTTGCTTCAGAAAGCTTATTAAGCATTCTTTTAGGCTCCCCCATTAATGGGTATCCATTTACTATCTGGCTGTTTAGATTGGTTCCAACATAGGCACCTTTGGCTAGACCAAGGGATGTTCGAACTTCTTCATACACATCCTCATAGGTCTTACCGGGGGGAACTAGTTTACTTATAATTGAGTGGTTAAGTTCAGTGTAACCGCTACCCATTTTTATTTGGGTTATGATGTCAGGGCCTTGTTGGCGTGTGGAGCAATCAATAATTTGCCCTGCAAATAGGCGGTTAACACCTATATCAACATAACCTGCACTAAATACACAAGCTATGTACTCTCGATTGAGAAGGGCAATTACATCTTCATCAACGTTGTAGACTTCGATCGTAGCGGAGTTTGTTTTATCTTTATTTGAGCTTGACTTTGAAATATCAAACTTACATTGGAAGTCCTCTAACACCAACGCATCATCAGTCTTATGGTAGTCACCAATGATAAGCTCATAAGCTCTGTTCTTTTGAATGACTGCCATAATATTCCTTACTCATCATAAATATAGAAAAACCTATAATACTGCCTAAGTTTATCTGGGTATTGTTTGTACTGCTCTGTGTTAATGTCTGGAATATTCTCAAGCCAGAAATAACCAGTTAATGGATATATAGCGTAGTCCAATGCGATAGGATAGGTTGGTACAAGCCCGACGCCTTTGAACACGCTGACAGTTTCATCAACATCTAAGTCAATGAACCACTGTTTCATTCGTTCATTGTACTTTACAGAAATGGCATAGGTACTGCCTTGCAAAGCAATGGTGTAGGAATACTCGTAGTCATCAAACAAAGGTAGTGATACATATTTTAAAGTCATCTATAAACCTTTATTGAAGTGTCTCGCCTAAACCATAACCAGACTGAGGAGTAACCCTGATTGGACTTGAGTTTCTACCTGTTAACGTTGTAGAGTCGTCTGTGTTAACATCCACTGTACCTACAGTGCTATCTTGAGAACCCTTCTTCTGCTTGGGTGTTGCTGCCTTCTTCAAGCTGCTCTGCACATCTTTTGGTAGCTTACCCTTTTTCAAAGTAGCAAAAGTTACTTGCTCAAGCTGCATATCAAAGAACAAAGAGCTTCCTGTCTTGGCATCCTCTCTGAATCTAATAGTCGTAACCACAAGATTAGATGTGATGTTGTTTATTACAGTACCCTTAAACTCGTACAAATCTACAAGTTGTATGTTAGATTCAAACTTTTGTTTTGATTGATTATACACCAAACCAGACATTAGATTTATCAAAGAGTTTTCAACACCCTCCGTGACATCAGTCCTTGACATATCTAGCTCAACACCAGCTTCATCAGGAGTAAAGAACTGACCTATTACATCCGGTAAAAGTTTGAAAAGGTCTGATTCTGACGAGTTAATGCTGACAGGAATTGAGTTGTCATAGACATTGTAAGGTATGTTTAAGTCAATATCCCTAATCAAGTCTGTAAAGGTACTCAGATCAGTTCCTGATATAATACCAGAAAGATTTATAGTATCATTATCTTTGATAAAATGATCTGATATGCTATTACCTGATGCCACAGGGTGCTTAGTAACACGGCCTTTATAGTCGCGTGTAAACAAAGAGATGGCATCAAAGTAAATAAAGCCTGAAGGTTTTTCAGGCTCATTCTTATTGCCCCATGAAAGTGCCAGCGTCATAATTATTCCTTATTGATTATTAGGCATATTTGTGATAGCTGTGCCCATCTCTTCTCTAAACCACCTTCCAAACACTTCATTCAACTCGCCAGCTTGCTGCTCTGTAGTCCCAGCAGGCATTTGAAAAGTTGCTTCAAAGTTGAAAGTGTTACTCGTGTTGTTGTTACTATTACTTGTCACTGTGTTGGCAGCTTGTGTGAGCAGTTGATCACGTGTTGCAGCAGAAGGTTTACCTGAAACAGCCGGGTCTTCTGGAGTGGGTGGCGTATAGAGCAGGTTATCTCGTACAAACTGCTGAGAAATTGCACCTTTATTTACACCATTCTCATAGCGGCCTGCAAGGAGTGGGTCAAGAGTTACAGAATAATTAGGGTTATCAAAGGCTTTGTTAATTTGATTACCGGTGATAGTTTCACCAGCTTCCGTTACAGTACCCCTTTCAGCCATCCAAGTATCAGAGTTAGTTCCTGAAGAGAGCCTTGCAAGCCAATCTGACGCCAATGTCCTGTACCTCTTCACCACGCCGTTGGGGTCAGATTTATCTGGGGCAAGCCATCCAGAAATACCTCCAGCAGCAGCCCTTCCTGGTGCAGTAACAGAATCTAAAGCCCCACCAGCGGCATTTGTTACAGCTTCACCAGCACCCTGCCAGTCACCATTACCAGCCTTAAGAACTGCTTGTAACCCTTGGTTGAGGCTAGCAAGCGGCCTACCGAAGAACTGCAGCCCTTGGTTTTCACTCATTAACTCAAAAAGCTGTTTCCAACCACCATAAGATAGCTCACCAAGATCTTTAATATTCTTGAAGACATCTCGAATCTCAAACATGTTAGCTAAGGTTTCTTCGCCTTGCTTACCCTGCCCCCAAAGCCAATCAGAGATAACACTATCTTTACCTGCCATCAGTCGTTGAAAGTCTTGGGGAATTAGTAAGAGATAAGATGCATACTTAGTTGCATTATTAAAAGATTGGGCTAAGCTTTCAACCATCCCAGATGACTCATCAATTCCCTCTGAGAGAGTTTTGAATATTCTGGCAAAAGCTTCTTCTACCCCAGCAGCTGAGGCGATTATAGCCATGTCGTTTACTGAGTTAGAAAGCCTTTCTTCCTGTGCTTGCGAAGAATTTGAAGCTTTCTCAACACCCGAAGCTGCGGTCTCAGAGGCAATATCTCCAGCAAAGGTTAGAATATCACCCCTAACATTCCCTTTCTTCATTGCAGCAAGAAGTGTTTTAATAGCCTCAGAGCCAGTTTGTGTGCCACCTGTTTGTCGCTGATATGCACGGGCAAATAAGGATACTGCACCGGGGAGAGATTCCAATTATGTTCAAGAGAAAACGCTACTCTTCCCTCAGCGACATTACTCGCATCTATATGTCACCATATAGTTCTGACTATATCATAATCTCCAAAAGAGATTCCTACCATTTCCACTGTCAATCGCTTACAGTGTACTCTACTCGCTTCCACTCTAAAGGTGTGCTTTCGATAGTCGATGAACCTTTCTTTACCAATTATAAAGCGACGTAATGTGGTTAAAACCTTTTCGACGTTTTAAGTCATAAACAAGATCAACAGAAATTTCGAGTTCATTCGCGATTGGTGTTGGTTTAAATCCAAGCTCAATCATCTTACATGCTTCGTGAACTTTATCTTCTGATTGCTTTTCTGTTTTAGGTTTGATATCAATCACTGGTAAATCTTCAGTGATGTGAGTCCACTTTTTACGCCTTTTAATATTTCCAATGGTTGTTTGCTCAACTCCGTAAAGTTTTGCTAAAACTATGGCATTTTCTCCGGCTAACAAACTCAAATAAATTACTTTAACTTGGTCTTCAGTCAGAATTGCTCTTCCATTGTCTACCCCAACCGTGCTGGCTAAAAGATTGTTAGCAACCGCATGGTCAACATTTTCTTGTCTTGTTACCCATTCAAGATTAGAAACAACGCAATTAAGTTTATTTCCGTCTTTGTGGTTTACAAAGGGTTTGTTTTCAGGATTATCAATAAAGGTAATAGCTAACAGCCTGTGAGTGTGGATATGCTTTCGCTCCCCATTCACCCATAGCTTAACTGCCCAATATTTTCTTTGTACTGACTGAGAAAGCTCTTTTATGGAGCCACGTTTAGATGAGAAAACTTTACCATCTTCAGTTACAAAGTAATCCTCAAAACCTTCAATATTAATTTGCTTCATTTACCACCCCCAATAAGTTGAAGGCGTATGTTAAAGACTTGGCTGCTGATTGTCAAGAAATATTCTTGGGTTCCCAGCAATTAAATAGGTTATTCAATGCAACTCACGCTGCAAGGGGCCAAATTCTAGCCAATTGTCCTGTACCTAATCTTCAGAAGGTTTCGTTAAGTCCTTCCCGCATAAAACGATGCTGCTGCATATTGCTATGCAGATGAGACTATCTCTTATACTTCACCTTTACGTGGTCAGTACCCCACCACTTCCACTCACTTGAGTGTACGCCTCTCGGCTAGTCGTTACACGTTCCCTTCCGGGCTTCGCTCGGTATTGTCCACTTGGGAGTTTCACCGACTTCGATGGGTTTATTCTTCAACGTATTTCTACGAAGCGAGCCTACATTCAAGCTCTTCTGACATCAGTTTGTCCTTTCCCGCCACTTGACTAAGTGCACGAAAGATACGATTTTGAGAAGCTTTGTCTACATGGTTAACACGAGCAAGTTCAGAGAATCCTTTAAAAATCCCCTTACCCTGATCTACAGACATACCCGCACCAGTTACGCCGGAAAGCAGCTTGTTGAAGTCTGGTGCTGCATCAAGGTATGAAAAACCCACCCTGTTTGCCTGTGCTCTTAACCAATCATAAGACTGAACACCTTGCTGCCTTGACCCACCCGCTTGTTCTACAACTGCTTGTGTAGTAAGCTGTGAGGCCACAATTTGCTGATTACGCTCATTAAGCTGTGATAGTCCATACCCACCTAACCCTAATGCTAACGCAGGAGCATACAGCCTTGCAGCACTCCCTGCGACGCCCCCACCAGCCATTGCATCGCGTCTTGATAGCCGACTTGAAGTAGACCTTACGTTAGCAGATTCTCGCCTCATACGGGCTTCCTCCTGCATTACAATACGGCGTCTATTCCACTCGTTTGTAGTTTCTCTTTGTCTTCGGTCCCACTCTTTAGAGCTGAGTTGACCGCCAACAAGACTTGTACCAAGGCTACCTTTACGACCTACCGATCTACTTGCCCTAAGCAGTGCAGCTTGCAGGGAGCGTTCATTTACAGCGAATCTTGATACATCAAACACAAGTGTTTTGGATGCACTATCTAAAGCATTACCAAGCACCTGTTTAAGTTTTGTTTCGTTAACGGAGAACTTAGTGATCCCAACATTCAGGTTATCAAATTTCTTACGGTACTTCGTAAACTTTGTTTCTAATGCTTGTAGGTATAAGTCAACTTTCCTCAATTGGGAATTATTGACCGATACGCCGACTTCCGCGAAGTATCTTGCAATGCCTGTCATTTATTGTTTTTCCTTGATGCTTGTTCTGCTTTCTGTCTTTGCACGTCTTGCTCTTGCAAAGCTTCTGTAGTGTCAATAAGCTCAAGAAAGTCTAACAAATCAGATAAGCAGTATTTTGTCTTAAGATCATAAAGATCACAGAGTTTAGGTTTATTGTACATAACAACCCGCAACACCCTAGGATCTTGAGAAAAATCATTTGATATCTGTGTATCCAACCTAGTTTTTACTTGCGACTCACCCGGCTTTACAGGTCTGACGAATCGCTTTCTTCCAAAGGGTCATCAAAATTAAACATGATAACCTCCTGATAAAGCTTCATCAAGTGGGGAATTTTACCAGCAAACAGTTGTTCAAACTTCTTAGCGTCAATGTGGACAGAATCTTTTGAAACACCCTTCATGATCATATTCTGAATCAATGTTGGTGTTGGATTAGACAGTTGAAACTGGTAAGTCAGGGCATCCATTGCAGGGAAGGCTGTGATTTTATAATCAACACCATCGATGGTAACAACTTTATTGGGCCGTACATAAATCTCAGTCATTTAATTCTCCTAAAATAAATCGGTAATGTAGTTAGTGATATTGTCAAGAAGTTTTGTAGTAGGTCGAGTATTACCGCCCACTGTCCACTCTGTAGTGGTTTGACACTGAATATTCCATACCCTGTATTCACTGTCTGCACCAAAGCCTGCTGTGGGGTAGGCTAAGATATACGCCTCATTGCTACCAAATAAACTCATACCTGAGTTGTCTTTAAGGGTAATGATGAGCCTACCAGTACCATAAATTAAATCTTGTTTGTGTACAGCACTTAGAACGCTATTAACAGGGCATGTTGATAACACGGATAGAGACAGTGTTGCAGCCGTACTTTCATTTTTGTCACGACTGTCTTTGCCACGAATGCCCTTGAAAGGGGTGAATCCGGGGTTATTTCTTGTTATTGTAATTCTATCCCAGCCTGAAACTTTATACCCAGAAATAATTAGCACTATGTCGTCAGGACTGTATGTATTTACAGTAAAATCACTCATGACAGAAGCCCTGAAATAGTTGGAGACGCAGCTACAAGAGTACGTGTAAGGTTTTCCAACAGCTCAGATTCACCATCATTACCACCAATACTCATAATAGCTTGACTGCAACGGATGACCCAGCGTCTTTCTGTTATGCTTGTCGCGTACTCCATATCAGCCGGGGTTTCAATCCAAGACGTAGCTGAGTAGAAAAAGCTATTACCAAGCTGATCTTTAATGATCAGGGGGAATTTACCAGCTTGTGTTATTTCATCCCACTTCAACAATGCATCAAGAACTTCATTTGAGGCACTAAGATTGTGAAGGGTGATACTTACTGTATAGCTCTGACTATTTCTATAAGTTCTTGAAAACACCCCATCACTTGTTGTTTTTGATGAGAAGGGGTTAATATCTTTTCGAAGTGTAAGGAAAGAACCGTCGATATATCCATCAATCGGCACTACACCAGCCACCAAGATAGTAATATCTTCGGGGGAGTAAGTTAATAAATTACTCATTTAACTCTCCTTTAAAATTTGTTGAGGGGCTTTCACCCCTCTTAATTACTGCTGTGGTGCCCAACGAGCATCCACTGTACCGCCAAGAGCTGCATAATCTGAGGCAGTTGCTGGGGTGAACTCAGCGTTACCACCTTGAACCTGCTCAAGTTTAACACAGTGGATAGCCCAATCACGACCTTCAATACCAGTTGAGAAGGTACTGTCAGGGTTCTGACCAATATAGCACTGACGACTAAAGTACAGGGAACGACCTGAGTTGTCTTTGATTGTCATGCTGAAAAGATTCGTGCTATCACGGGTAGTCTCATCATTACGAAGAAGCTGCCCTAGGATGTCATTACTTTCGCTGTATTGACCAAGGGTCAAAGTAACGGTCGCGTTCTTATTAGCACGAACAACTCGTGCATTAGATACATCAGCGCCGCTGTACGGATCAGAGGCTGCAACGAGACGTGTGATAGATAGGAAGGTGCCATCCACATAACCACTGACGCTGTGGCTAATACCACCGCCTGCAATAATTACGTTCACATCCTCTGGGGAATAACTTGCTAATAGATCGTTTGCCATTTAATAATTATTCCTATTTTAGACGGATGCGGTAGCGCGAATGATGACCTTACGCAAACTTCCCGCAAGGCGGAAGGTACAAAGGAAGTCTCCAAGAACTCGCTGGGCACGAAGAGTTGGGCTAACCTTAAGTGGGTCTGGGGCTGTCACAGTATATGCTGGAGCATCTGCAATACCACCATTCGTAACACCAAGAGCCATCACCCCGCGAATATCGTTCTCAATAATAGTTGCACCAACACGAGTGTAAGGTACTTTCTTACTATTGATAAAGCGGAACACTACAGCTTCCTGCCAACGAGCACGCAACCAGTCAAGGAAAATAATTTCATCGATAGGGGTGCCGTCAGCCATATTGCCATATTGGAATACATCAACACCAGCACGCGTGGTGTATACATTACCATTCTTAGCAACAACGTTGGCCTTAGCTGTTGGACTCAAGTTGCTTACAGTTACACCAGATGCTTGCTTCATATCCCAATCATTGCTACCCGGAGTTTCTGGAAGCTGTGTGCTAATCCAAGCAGCTTCTGGATAGTCAGTGTCAGCTTCTGCTGTGTAAACAGCGAAGGTGCGACCCAAGCTATCTGCTGACAGAAGACTCAGGATATCGGTAGTGCCGGTAGTCAAAGCAACAGGATCTTGGGTAGAAGTACCGTAGATTTTATACATTGACTGGATGGCAGTAGCAAGTTCAAGTTGTTCTGCGGTGACATGTGTGGCTGCCACAAGGGCATACCAGCTACTGTTTTCCATATCTACAGCATTGAGTGCAGCCGTCCAAGTTTCGGTTGGGGCGTCATCAACAGCTGTTAGATTGGAGCTAACACGAACACTCCAAGGAGTACCGGGAGTAGTTGGAGCCACTTCAAAAGTACCTACACCATCTGTAACCGTAACACCTTGCACACTGCCGATGGACGCAATAAGACCATCAACAATTTCTTCTGCTGTAGCTGAAGCATCTGATGTATAGGAATGAGCAACACCATTCACTGTAACCACATAAGTGCTGTTGTTAGCCACAACTGGAGTAATAGTGCTGCCGTCTACTTGACGACGACCAACTACGATGCTGGAAGGCTTTACACTCTCGCCTGAAAACAGTTTTTGTGCAATGATGTATACACTAGATGTAGTAGCAAAGTCAGCACCAACAGAAGTAATATCGGTATATACTCGACTACGTTCTGAGAAGTTAGTAAAACCATCCAGAATCATGGGGATGCTGAAGCTGGCTGTATCAATAGCAGTAGACTCACGTGAGATGAATACCTCGACGATATCTGACAGGTTGTCCGCCATATATTTATTTCCTATTTTATTTAATTTGTAAGGGGTGGAATATACAGCGTTTCTTCTGTATCAGGGTTTCCATCATCTTTGTAGACAATTCTTATATGCTCAACAATATCTACTTTCTGGGTTGTCTTAACCGCATAGGTGAAAGTAACGTCAAGGTTTTGGTACTCAATCCATTTAGTCTCACGTAACGCAGGGACACGTCGTAGTGTACTTTTACGAATTGGAGCAAGGTTAAGTTTTTGAAAAGCTTCCCACATCACTACGTTATTTGACATAGCATTCTGAAAATCAAAAGCCATGTCCCCAGCAAGACTTCCGACAAAGCTAAACTGAACCATAATTTCGTAGTGATTGATAATGGTGAGGTTTTCTTGTGAGTCAGCAAATGTAGAATAGGATGTCCTATCAACTTGTTTAACTGAACCCATTTGTATCACTACATAAGGTTTACTTGATTCCGTACCGTTAGTGTGTGAGTAGATAATTCCTGCATTCTTTTCAGCGACAGTTGGAAAGTAATCGTTCAGGACAACAAGAGTTCCTTGACGTAATGCGGTTCGGACATCTGAGAAAATGGACATTAACTAACTCCCTTTGAGCCTATTTGCCACTCAACAGAATTTAGCATAGTGTCACTATCCCTAAGAGGATCATCTTTACCCTTAAGAGCAATAGTCAGAGGAGCATTTCGTGGAGTGGAAAAATTGAGAATTTCCTGTTGCATTGATTTGGCTAGTTCTGGCCCTATAGAAGCAAGTAATTGACTCATATTCATTTTACCTTCCGCTACAAGCCCCAGTTTATATAAAACCGTAACATCAAATAAAGCGGAATTTTGAATATTTTCTATAAAACCTTCTCTTATAAATGAACGTTTAGGGATACCCTCACCCTCTTCGTTCCACATAGCTACAGTTGCAACAGGTAGGTTATCGTTTTCAGGTCCATAGTATTTATCAAAGAACCCAACTTGAAGTTCAGTGTTATCTACTTTCCTTAAGTTGACTTTCATCCTATTCCAAACACTCTTATCAACTTTAAGCTTGAAAGACATGATAAGATTCCTAGTTTGGTGTAAGTTCTACACGTGTGGCGTATGCCTTGCAATGCTCTAGAATTGACATACCATTTGTCCAATCATCAAGCTTCATAATCTTGTAGCGATCATTTTTCCAAATGAACTCATCAGCATCCCAGCCGTTAGGTCCTTCTTTCTCCGTACGAAACTGATCAGCAGAATAAACTTTCCACCAAACACGAGTCCGCTCAGATTCGGGTAGTTGTAAAATCTCATAACCTTTTAAAGGTTGAATATTAACTTGTACGGCAATTTCTTCGACTTCTCCTTCAACCCAGTCACCGTCAACAAAACTTCCTGCTGATCTTCGGTAGATAGTTAGAGGAATCTTATGAGTTAAAAGGAATTGAGGTTTTAACATATCAACTCCTTAAATAATGGGATACTGAAACTCAGGCCCATGGGCACGACAACCACTGCAATCACACCCTATTTCACAACATTCAATTTCTCGGCAATTATCACCGTCACACACTTCAATACTCATGAGCTTACTTGGGCACTTGTTAGCTGACCAAGGCATAAGACCCATTGGCATGAGGGTGGATGGATTGTTAATAAAGTTACCAAGAGCCGTGAGATAGTTTTTAGAGTAGTCGTTCCAAACCTCAATATCGCCAGTACGCTCTCTTGTATTATATCCCGCAATAGCAAATGATGCCGAAATAGCAGCCATCTTTGCAGCGGCATAAACATTCTGATTATTCAGATCAAGAAATTGTTGTATCTCTTCATCTGAGAAAATAGGATAGAATGGATTTGAAGGTACATTCATAATCAGCAGATTTACTTGCTGAACTGGGGTAAGAGCCATAGCCTCTCCTTAAAGGAGGGCAGACAAGCTGCCCAGATTTTTATGCTACAATGCCAGCAGTCTTAAGCTTGGCAAGGAATGCGTTCAGCTCTACAAGAAGAGCAGCAGTGTCAGCACCAGCAAAATTAGCTTGCGTGGTAGCTTTCTTTACAACACCAGCTTTGGTAGTAGTTGCAGCAGAAGTAGCAGAAGCTACAACAGCTTCAAGTTCACGAGTTGCTTCAATCCAGCCAGCTTTGGTTTCAACAGCCATATCTTAATTCCTTAAAATTGGGGCTATATTTCAAGCCCCTTATTTAATTAAACGTCGAGGAACAGACGGATAATAGCAGCAGGATTCAGCAGGGCATTCAGGAAGTTCTGTTCGGTCATAATCTCAATGATGTCATCTTTTTCATTGAGGTATTCGAACCAGTAGCTACCTTGTGCTGCACGGTTGATCGAGCCAAAACGGTTAGCCGGGGCGTAGTAGGTTTTGAACAGATCACGAACACCAACAGGCATCATGTAAGCGTCACCTTCTGGAATGAAGGGTACAAACACACCAGCAGCATTCTCATAGCCAGCAGCACCAGCGTTGATGAAGGTGATACCGAACAGTGACATCTGCTCAAAACGTGCGTCGAGACCGGCTACATCAGCACCACCACGACCCAGAAGGATATTGAGTGCTTGACCTTGATCAACATATTTGAATGCATCAGTTACGAAAGCATTCTGTTGCAGAGCCATGTAGAATGAGTCAGAGCAAAGAACTACAAACGAACGTACAGTACCAGCTTGACCGTCGCGAAGACCATTACGAACCAGCTTCTTAGCGGCATTGAAAGCTGCACGGGGGTCAGAGGCACCAGCCAGATCAACACCAAGCTCTTCACGAGTAATGCCAAACTCGGTGTAGTAGTTGGTAACTACAGTGCCACGAGGGGCATAGGCAGTACCTGTGGTGATCAATTGCATACGAGCCGCTTCAAGGGTGAGAGCGTGAGTTTCACGCATGTCAATCATCTTATCAGCACGAACACTTGCAACAGTTTCCAGTTCAGCAAACTCAGCAAGCGAGCCAGCCACAGCAATCCCATCGACATCATTAGGGGTGATTGCATCATCAGCTGGGAAGTGTGGGATCTTCAGCAGCAGGGAATCGTGGCTGCGGCCAGCAATAGTCTGATTCCGTTCGTCCCAGTTACGATCTTCCAGCAAAGTGTTGCGACGAGTACTACGAACAATTTCAATGTTCTTTTGGGTGCTGTAAGTTGGAGTAAACAGACCCAGGGCGTTAGTAATACCAACGGTGTTTGGGATAACAATCAGAGAATCGGTACGATCTACAACCTTACCGGGATTGTTGCGGTCAAGTACAATGGCCATATTATTTATAATTCCTTAGATTAAACAGTTTCGAGAACTTGGATGCCTTGCTGTTCAAGCAGACCCTTAAGGGTTTCAACTTGAGCGTCGGTCAGAGCAGCACCGCCAACGTTTACAGCAGACTGAGCTACTTGTTTGATGTAGTATTCTTTGAGTTGCAGAGCACCCGAAGTACCAACAAAACCAACAGCGTTGTAACGACCAGCTGCAATTGCACGAGCAACAAACGATGGGTTGAAGCTAAAATGATCGCCGTAAACAACGGCAAATTCATTGGTCAGAACCAGAGGAGTAGCAGAGGCCAGTACAGTCCAAGGTGCAGTCAGATCAGCTGATTTAGCACGATAAACAACAGTACCAAGCTGAATAGGGGCAGCAATAGGTGTTACGTTAAGGTCACGACGGCTATAACCAACTGATGGGTCCATTTCATGAACCACGAGGTCAGAGAAGCGTTTTACAAAGGTTTGAGCAACGAAAGGCATAATTGTTTCCTTTATTATTTTCTAGACTTAAGCCAAGCCAAGTTTTTGTTTAATTTTATCTTCGGTAGAAGTTTTAGCTTTCGAGGTAGTCTCTACAACGGCTTCAGTACCTTGGTCGCCAATCTCTGTAAACATCTCAGATGCTTCAAGAGCTTGTTTCTGTGCAGCAAAACCACTCAGAACAGTTTCAAATGCTGCATCATCAAGGCTGGACAGAGAGGCGCTAACACCCTCTACTTTCTCAGAACTCATAACAGCAGCAAGCTTGGACTTACGCGCGTCCATTTTTACAGCTACAGCGGCAGCTTCAGCAGAGGCCACAGCTTGTTTCATTTGTGCAACTTCTGAAAGCGCAGAAGCCAATGCAGTTTCTTTTTCACTGAGAAGTGAAGAAGCAGCTTCTAGTTTAGAGGTAAGTTCAGAAACACTCAATTGAGCGCCCTGAAGTTGTTCTTGCAGTTCGGCAAGTTGAGTCATTTCTAGAGTTTCCTCAGTTTTATTAAATTGGGTAAACAGTTTGTTTTTTAGCATACCACCTTCTTGTTTTTGAGCTGTATCAGCCAAATGTGTGTAAAACTCTTCAAGAGTCATAACACGGTCAGCTAGTCCAAGCTCAATAGCTTCTTTTGGTAAGAAGGTACGCGCCTGTGTGGACTTCACTGCTTCTACTGACAAGTTGCGATGTTCTGCAACAAACCCAGTAAACTCTTCGTAAAGTGTGTCAACTTTACCTTGAATATCTTCCAAGAACTCTTTACGGAAATTACCATCAGCGTCAAATGGAATCTTGTCGTCACCGGCAGATATGAAGGTACGTTCATAACCTTCTTTTTCAAGTGCCTTTGAATCATTCATCAATCGAACAAGAACACCAACACTACCAACTTCACTTGACGGTGCCATAATCAATTCGTCAGCAATTACAGAAAGACCATAAGCTGCGGAAGCTGACAGACCGTCTACATAAGTGATAATACGAACATCATTTTCATGAGCTAACTTACGCATGTAGTTTGCAGTTGGCATCATTTGAAATGCTTCGCCACCACCACTAGAGACGCTGAATGCAACAGTCTTTGCACCACTATCTACAAGGTAGGTGAAGTCTTCTTTAATCTGCTGGTATGATGCACCACCGCAATCAAAGCCCATAATTGTTACAGGCTTATAACTTAGAGGTCCATCGATGTTTAGAACAGCAACTCCGATATCTTTGTTATAAGAATATCGGGAATTAGCTTCACGAGAATCTTCCATACTAGAATCTAGTTTGAAATCTTCTGAGTTGCGTTGATTAAGATAAGAGATAACAGTTTCAAATGATGCGGGATGCATTAGGTGAGGTGTGTTACAGATCTTTTCTTTCAGGCGTAAAAGTTGGTGAGACATCCTCACTCCTTATGTATTTTCTGAGTTAGAAGTTGAGGAATCTCCACTGGAACCATTAGAACTTCCTGTCCCATTAGGCATTCCTTCCGCCATTCCAGCACCACTATTTGATGTCTCTGGAGTCAGCTCTTCAGCTAGTTCTGTAGCTGTAAGGTTATTGTCAACACGGTATGGAATGTCAGCTTGCTTCATAATCCAATTTACTACTTCTGGAGACTTAGGCAGCATACCAACAGCAGCAACACGCTGTACAAACTTACCAAGTTCATCCAAAGATTCAGCACTTACAGCACCGTAGTCGAGAACAGGTAAAACATCTGTATCCCAACCATTTAACTCGAACAGCTGCTTAATAAGATCATGGTTAAGTTGTGATTTGATTTCATCAAGCTTCGCTTGAATAGCCATTTCAACAACGCTGATCTTAGACTCTGCAAGAGAGAAGCTACCACTGCCGTTGCTACCAAGAGAAAGGAAGTCAGCAAATAAGGCTGTTAGAATCTCTGATGTGTAGCGATTAATAATAGCGTTTGTGTCGTAAGATTTCTGCCCTGTAATAGACTGAAACTCAAGTTCAAACATCTTATTACCATTACCATCTACCAACAACGGTAGAATGATACCTGACTGTTTGGCTTGATGCATATTGGCAAGAATTTTCTTGTATTCTTCAAAAGCAGCTTTCTTGTCTTCTGAAGCATCTGCCACCATGTATTCAGGCGGAAGATAAAGAACTTTGAATCCATTAGAATCCTGTGCTACAGCGATAGCTTCACTCTCTTGGTAGGCTTGTTTATATTTCCAAGCTTGCCATGCACCGTTAAGCGGCGAAGTACCAACAGGACTATCTTTAAGTGGGTTGTTTCGAAACAAAAGAAACTTCTTACGAGGAATCTTCTTTTCCATTGTTTGAGCGCTGGTTGTAGATACGAAATCCCAACCATTAGAGCTTTCAGTACCCGGCACCATTACATTTTGAATACAACCCGCAAGTTCACGACCGTTGTTCTTCCAATACCACCGAGAAATACTATCTTGAGAGCGGATGGGAAGCTTCTTAATACCAATCAAACCATCGTTATATTTACTGCCATTCTCTTTCAAACGATAGCGAAAGACTTTCTCGTGTACAGAGAAACCATAACGATTATAGGACACAACTTGTTTAATAAAGCTTTGGAAGTCAGTATCCATATCTTCAATACATTGACGTACAAAGTTAGCTTTATCTTTAAGCTTATCTTCATAACCTTCGGGAATCTTTACAGTCCAAGGCACACGAGCAATCATCATCTCGACAAGTTCGAGGGCTGGGGCAATAGCACCATCTTTAGCCATACGTTTGTAAGTGTTGATCGCTTCGGGCCAACGAAGTTCGTGAGAGCATTCTTCGAGGATTTGGCCACCTAGGGTTAGAAGACCACCATAAGCAGTTTCCCCCATGGTAATTGTAGGGGTTTCATTTTCCCCAGCCTCAAGGGAGACTTCAGTGTCTACAGCCATGTAATCTCCTATTAGGTGAAGAGGTTTGGTCTAGTCAAGTTTGCTGAGACTAGGCCAGAGGTGAAGTTTGGAATTTGAATCTTTTGAGCTAGTGTAATAAAAGCATCACTAGTTGCGTCAACCTGCATAATCTTAAATAAGATTCGTTATATCTTACCCAGCCGGGAAAGGCTGCTATATATCACTATATAGAGGAGACTATATCTTCAAACAATTTTGTTTGCCCACCGCTTCGGGTCACTTGACCCTACTCCATTTCTGGATAGTCGTTACACGTTCTAGATTTCTCTAGCTTCGCTCGGTATTGTCTCTTAAGAGAGGTCCACCGAATTCAATGGGTTTATAGACGACCAAGGTTAGTAAATCGTCTTTATTTTTTCGACTTCCGTCAAACTGCTCTAATTCGTCGAAATAAATATCATTCCAAGCATCTTCTACGTAGTCAATAAGACCTGCCTCAGCTGCTGCTGCAAAAGGTTGGAATCGAACTACTTTAGACTTGTTAGTTGGACGCATACGGGCATAAAATCCTTCTTCAAGGAGCTCTTTGATCATCATCTGACCCGCTGCTTTTCCGGCTTGGCCTGGCTCCTGCGGCAGTAGAATCTGAGTACCTTCAGGATCTGACTTGGCGGTTTCAATGATACGTTGCATGACCTCACCAAACCTAGCTTTAAACCTAACCACATCTACAACAATATATCTTCCAGATTTTGTCTTCGCTATCAAAACACCAGCTGTTGCATCAGGATTTGGCATTGCCTCTGATGGTAAACTACCAGCGATATCCCACGCACGACAGTAAGAAATAATATTCTGTTCGTGTAGTTTTACAGGAGTACAGAATTCTTTCTTAAAGAAGCCGCTTGTAGATTCTTTAGCATACCATGAACCGAGGTAAAGACGCTCCATCTCCACGCGCGGCATGTTCATAAGTTTGTGGGCGTAGGATGGGTCACGGCGAAGTAAAACTGGATTATCATGACAGTTTGCAGGTAGGAAAACGAATGACATAGGACCACAGTTTTCACCATAGGTCGCAAGCAACTCTTCTTTTGATTCATTCCAAACCATCTGGTTGTCTATACGGATGAACCACATACGTTTACCGTCACGGTCTTTACGAGGAAGGCCACGCTCATCCAAGTACCCTGCATCTTCTAGCCACTTACGAAGGTAGCTGTTGTAATCAGGGTTGGCTGTCATCATCATCACAGGCTTCATTGGTGCTGCTGTACGCATCCTTGAGATGAAGTAAAGCACTTGACTTTCTTCAAATTGCTGAGCTTCGTCCACCAGAAATGCACTTACTTGCCAGCCTTGGAAGTTATGTTTATCTTTCTCTTGCTCACACCCCTTACAAACAATAGTGGCTTTATTAGGAAAAATAAATTTACTATCCTTGACTTTAAATTGAGCGCCGAACTTTTGATAAATTTCTTGTCCAGTTTCTGCTGGACCGCCTGGGCCAGTCACCTGAACCATTGTTCTTCGTAGGATAACCCCGCGAAACTTTTCCATGACAGGATCTTGCGCCCATTGCAGAAAAGCCATGACACCTAAATAACTTTTACCACTACCCAAATACTTATGAAGTTCGTTAGACTTCCTTTCATTACTGAAAGAATCGGACTATATCTTCAACCTTTCGGTTGCCCCCCGTTTCGATTGCACTTGCAACCTACTCTACTAAGTTCCGTATAAATACGTCTTTTCGATAGTCTCTGAACGTTACTTATTTCTAAGTCTTCGCTGCTGATTGTCTCTTTTGAGAGTTCCAGCAATTAGAGGGGTTTAACGCGACCCATAGTGTTAAGCCGCGCCTCCGAAGAGGACTATATCATTTTCTGAAACCGCCTTAAGGAAGGCGGCTTGCTTGGGCGAGGCTGGAGCAATAATATTATCTTCAGACATATCTGCCGTTTACCTTATCTAATGCACGAGCATTAACTGCACCTGCTGACTTATTTTCATACTCAGTCACAAACATGCAAAGCTCTCGTGAGTACACTTTGTTATCTGAAACTTTTAAATCTTTATCAAGATTGTATTTAAGTCCTGTCTCACTGGCATTAAGCCACATTTCAAAGTTTTCAAGTTTTGAAATATCTGTGAGAAAGTTTGCAAAACAGTGCCAACGGGCATCAACAAAGCAACGACCAAAATATCCCATATAATCTTTCGGGTTGTAGCAACGCTTCATCATATTAGACCAGAGCTGTTTAGCTTGTTTCCAATAAGGAAGGTGTTCATACTCACCTATATACCCAATATCTAGGAATGTTTTACTATAAGGATCTGAAATCTTACCTTTACGTACATTATGAATTTCAACAGTAGTTGTATATCCAGTTTCGTTAAACTGAACAATACATTTGTTGGCTTTCTTGCTGATGATTTTACCGCTGAACCCAGCATTATTGGTAAAGTCTTCATCCCAGGGTTGCCAATCATGTGTGTTTACTCGGGGTAAACTAAAATCCCTTACCTTTCCAGCAAGCACATTACCCGCTTCGGCAATTGTTTCGTACCCGGTGTTAACAAACCTAACACGCAGCTTCTTACTTTCCTCAGCCCGTCCCAGCACCTCAAGTGTACCATAGCCATTTGACTCATAGAACTGATCATAAGTTTTTCGATAACTTCCAACTTTGTTAGCCATGTGAATTCTCCCATGCTACTTTAATTAAATTTTATTTGCTTACTTCACATCATCTTTAACTTGAGGATCATCGCCACCAAAGGCAGCTTTCAGATACTGACTTGTCATAACACTGCGGTCACGTCCACCAATCCCGTGCTTCTTCTTTACTACGGCTTTGAACTCGGACCACTCCATAGCATCAAGCTGTTCTTTAGTAAAGTTTTCTTGCATGATCTGAAACTGAAATCCAGGTTTATTTTCCATCAAGTCTTTTGTCTTGAGATACATCCAAGCTGAGTGAGGAAACCTCAGACCTGGAACTTTATCTTCTTCAAGAACAGCGCCTTTATTAGCTAGCTCTACGACGTTCTTGATGAAGCTATATCCGATGGAGTCATTACCTGTAACTAGAACTTTATATTCATTCATTTAATCTCTCCGATGTTTCTTGTCTTAATGAGAGAAGAATACCAAATAAAATTTTCAAAGTCAATAGTTTTAATAAATATTTTCAACTATTTTAATAGATTCATTGTATAGCTCTATATTTCAAGAGCTATATGTCAATCTACTTACCTTCAACCCTAACCCTCACAATTGTTGTTGGAACAAGCGCTAATGTATTGGCGCCCAAACCAATCAAAACAGTTGTGAGTACATTATTACCGTAAGTTACACCAGAAACGCTTGTTGATGTTGAAGTATAACTATTTAGACTTGCACTTCTGACACCAACTACAGTATTGGCCATACTTACAGGTTGAACCTGGACATCCAAAATTTCAGTAAAGTCTGATCCAGTATTAACTGTCCAGACAGCATTTGCATCACTAGTTGCAGTATAATATTTCACTTTAACTGGTGCTGCTACAATACTATTATCAATCCTACGATAAATAGGTAAAGCAGAAGTTGTAATATAACCTGTATCGTTGTTAAATGCCGAAATATTAGTTGGTATGACGGGTAAAGTTGCAAGAGAACCATCGCCGCGAATATACTGTGAAGTTGTGCCTGCTGGTGTTGTAAGTTTTGCATTCAAAGCCACTTGCAAACCTGTTACATCAGATATTACATGAGTGTGTGCAGATGGGGCGAATGTTGTAGGTTTGTTTAGAATCTGACTTACACCAGAGACAGCGTTCCAATCACTATTGACTTGTGCAGCAGGGATACTTGGAAATGTAGCAACACTACCGTCACCTCTAAGATATTGAGCAGCGGTGCCTGTTGGAATATTGTACTTACCCGACAAGCCTGTATTCAAAGCACCTGTTGTGGCATATCCAGACAATGCACTTGTAGAAGCTTTACCGTCTAGTACGGCTTGTAGGCCATTGACCTCAGATATAAGATGAGTATGTCCAAAGGCTGCTGCACCTACGTCTGTTGCATTCAATACCACCGCACCAGTCTTAGAATTTACACTAGCTACTGGTATAGCCGGAAAAGGAGCGGTTGTACCATCACCACGAATATAATCTGTAGTATTAGCATTAGGTTTATCTAGTTTAAGAGACAGACCATTACTTACAGAAATAGCGGTTGCATAATTTGAAAGAGAAGCAGCTTGTGCCTTACTATCAAGACTTGCCTGAAGCCCTGCAATATCACTAATAGGATGACTGTGGGCTAAACTTGCAGCCCCAACATCACCAGAAGTAAGTACAACACTACCAGTTTTCCCATTAACGGACGTTACAGGAACAATCACTTCGGTAAGAAAACCGCTGTCGTTAGTAAGCTGAGATGTGTTTGTAACTGCTTGTGGAATAACTGGCGGGTTTGTAATCTGAGTGTAATCAATTCCTTGACCAACCCCAATTGCCCCAACATCCTCTGCCGTTAGTACAACATCACCAGTCTTTGTATTAACAGAATTTACAGGGTAGTTTACAGTTGGAATTATAGGCTTATTAATCAGATCATCATAATCTGCTGTTCTAGCCACTTGCGCAAGGTCTTCAATCTCCCCACTAGCAGATTCAATATTGTCTGCTAAGGCAAGTAGATTATCCTCAAGACCATCTACGTCAGATATTGAATGTGTATGGGCACTTGGAGAAAAGCTTGTAGGGATATTTTCAAGGTCTTGATAATCGCCTGAGAATCCGTTATTCAAAGATTCAATCTGGTCTTGGATACTCAGTAAATCACTTGCATCAGCTACGCCAACAAATACACCCTCTTGAACCATTGCCGCAAACTTAGGAATGTCGTTACTACCAGATAACGCAATATTGTCAGCGGAAATATCAAAAACAATATTAGTGTTAGCTTGAAAGATTAAAGCGGTGTCTTGAAAGTCTAGGGTGTTATCGCCGACTTCTAAAGTTGTACCACCTACGCCATCAACCCATGAAGATTTACTTGGGAAGTATTTTACAGCTACACCAGAGTTCTTATCTGTAATACGCAAGCGAACGTTGGTCATTCGCTCTGTTGCTTTAAAGATGATTGAGTTTGTACGTGCAGTAAGGGTTGTTGTGTATTCAAAACTTAAAGGGTTTGTCCTAACTACTGAATCGCCTTGAGTATTAAGAGCCTTTCTTTCGGATTCAATCAACTTAAAATAGAAAGGCTTTGATGAAGGCTGTGTGCGAGGAACTGCATAATCAAGAAGTTGATATTTGCTTTTATCAACCATATTTTCAAATGCAAGGAACCCTGCTGACTCAGATAACCTTAGTACATCACCAAAATCAACAGAACCTGATTCTACTGCAAACCCTACAGGTGCAAGTAAGCTGCCAGACGAAAGCATACGGAGACCAGAGCTTTGTATAGTTCCATCTTCTGCTTTGTAAGGAATCATCCCTGCGGGCCATTGAGACAGGTCGTTGCCTTCACCTTCGATGATCGTTACTTTATTCTTTGACGGGATAATTGACATATTCTGCCCTCAATCAAAAAGTTGAATGAAGATTTTGCCAGTACCACGCATCCAAACTCTACTGCCAGCGGGAACCTTAGTAATGGTTGTCCAATCTCCACCGAGAGATGATCCTAGTGGATTCAAAGGCCAACCATCAGTATTAGTCACAGGTGTAGATGCTCTAACTTGTATATAAGCAACAGATGTGCTTTTGTTCTTAATGATCAAATCACTCTGTGGGGCAATACCAGATGCTGTATAAACATCTGTCCACACTCCACTAACTAGTGTAATATCGGGCTGTGTGTCACTCATGACTAACATTCCTATTCTATTTATTTTTATTTAGGTAATGTCATTTTCAAAAGGGATTTTATAGCCACAGACAGACAAACAATGGCTTTTAGTTGAACAGCCCTTTCATCTGCTTAAAATTAGGGGAGGGTTTACAGCAGTTGGTTTACTGTTCCCTCCAAGGAACCTAGGCAAAGTCCCAATACCAAGCCTTGCAGCTTGATTCTTTTCTCTGATATTATCAGAGCACTTCTTTTACAGTCCAGTTATCAATTGTACCAGAGAATGTAGCATTACGTGCTTCCAAACCTAGCCACGTACCTGTAGCAACAAATGTGCCTGTCAAGTGACCGTTCACAACAGCCCAACGGATACGACCTGTCTCATCAGAGCCTGGACTTGTTGTAATAAGTCTGACCTCAGCCCCAGAAGTAAATGTCATATCAAGTTCAACCTTGTAGGTTTTGCCTGCTGTCAACACACCCTCTCGGAAGATCATATTACCGCCATTTATAGCTGTAATTTTAGTTCCGCTAACAGTTACGCCAGAAGTCTTAGTCCAAGCTGCTGTATCAAGTCCCATCACCCTTTCAGGGCCGTAGGCTACAGACACCATAGGTGCTCCGTAAACTTTACGAACCATAATTGTAGCAGCACCAATTGCCACAGAAACTGTGCCTGTAGCTCCAATACCACTAAGCTGTGGAACCAATGTTAGTGTGTTTGCGCCTACAGTGATCCTACCAGTCAAATGTCCTAGCAAGGGTGTGCTGACAATAGAAGCTGTGCCGGCAGCATTCATTGAAGTGTTAGCCGACAAAGAGCCAATTCTAAAAGCTGCTGTACCTGGGGCTGCTTGTTGAACTTTGTAGTCAAGCTGAACATTACTCAAGCCTGTATTGTTTGGAAAGCTAAACTTTACAGAAGCTGCTGTGTTATCAGTTTGAAAAATCACTCTGTAATCAATTTCATACACACCACCAGCTTCTAATACCAATGCCGGGAATGTAGTTGCCCAAGATGCTGCTGTTGAGCTTGTATAGGACAATGCTGTACTATTACTTTGGTATTGTGTAGTAAGGGGTGTTGCAAACTCTGTGGCGACAACTGAGGAGCTTGTAACTGTAACGTTAACTGTATCTCCAGCATAAGCTGTAGCAATTCGTGATGCATTACTTCGTACAACACGACCAGCAATTTCAAATACTATTTGACCAACGCCAATTTGCCAAGCAGTGATGCTAAAACCATCTGTTAGTGTCTGAGGGAATGTAAGGGTTGTGGTATTAGCCGAATCTACTAGGACAAGCTTCTTGTGGTCAGCATCTGTGAAGGTGTAAGGGCCTGTGAGGACCAATGCACCATTGGGTGCTGAACTACCCGCTGGTCCAGTAGGACCCTGTGGACCTGTAGCGCCCGTATCACCTTTAACTCCCTGTGGTCCCTGAACACCTTGCAACCCTTGAATACCCTGATTACCGGTATCTCCTTTAGGCCCTGTAAGTCCGATTGGGCCTTGGGCACCTGTGTCACCTTTTGGTCCTACAGCGCCGTCAGATCCTGCTGGCCCAGTTAGTCCTTGAATACCTTGAGGACCAGCAACACCCTGTGCTCCACTATCGCCCTTAGCCCCAGTTAGACCAGTATCTCCTTTAGGACCTTGGACTCCTTGTGGTCCAGTCAAACCAATTGGACCTTGTAATCCATCGTCACCTTTGGGTCCAACTTCACCAGCAATCCCTTGAGGACCCTGCTCACCACGAGGACCTGTTGCCCCGTTTGTACCAGGAACTCCGTCCTCACCCTGAATGCCTTGGGGGCCTTGTAGTCCATTTTGACCGGCAGGACCTTGGGGACCAACTAGCCCTTGAATACCCTGTGGGCCAATAGGGCCTGTATCACCCTTCTCGCCTTTAATGGAATTTGTGATAGTTGGGGCGGGAAATGGAGTATTAGTATTTTTAAAACTGATTGGTATTGTCTCACTCATCTTTAGTCACATCTCTTACAATTGAAATGAGTAAAGTATCTGAGCTTTGAACAAAGCCATCAGAAATACGAGTAAACTGAATATCATTTTCAGCTTCACCAACAGGAAAGCTTTTAGTGTCCAGACAGGTCAGTAAAAGTTCTCGTGTGGTGGTAGGATCTACCCACTCACAGATAAGGTTTGCAATAAGCTGGCCATACTGAGCAGTACGAATTTGTGATGAAACTTCATACCCTACGAAATAGCCATCAGCAAATGTTTCAGGAATTGGTGCTAACCAGCTAATGCTGTCTCCCCTTTTGTGTTGCATAGTGAATTCTCTCTTTATGCGTTTGGGCCGTGTTGCACCATATTCTTATTAAATTCTTGATAGGTGCTTGTCAATTAAATTGATCTAACAAAACTTCTTCGCCGCCAAAGTTTCGATATATTTGTTCCACAGTTTCAATATTTGATAATTTGGTTGTTTCGGTATAACCACAGCCAATATCATTTTTCGATACTACATGGCAGAGCAAATTTTCTTTACAATACCTTTCCGCATCAAGGCAAGACTTCCTATCTTTAAATACAAAAAGTTTATATAATTTCAGTTTTAAAGGTGTCTTTTTATAATTAATATTTGCAATCCTGTTTTTATAATTTTTACTTATACCAAACTTTATTGCCACAGGAAAGTCGCCGTCCATCACAATATTTATATAAGCCTGTACTTGCCCGGATAAATAAGAACAACTACAGGAGCATCTGCCGTTCTTAAGTGAATCTGATTGTGCTACTGCTAAAGTCTCACATACTGGACAGTCCACCTGCCAATATACTGTTCTACTCTTACGCCCTTTTTCATACTTTATAGGACCAAGTCTTGTGAACTGTGTATCGGGATGATATTTACCGGTAGCAAAGAAATCTTCCTCTGTTACAGGGTTTGAATAATGCCTTTTGATGCCTGTAGATTCTTCTTGACATTTAGGGCAATAAATTCTATTTTTGTGTATTACAGAAAGTCGAGGGGATTCCCAATTTCCATGTTCTTTACAGCAAAAAATTGATCTCGTATCACTCCCCCGAAAATCCCCGAACCAACCACTGAAAGAAAATCCATTTTCAGCCGCTTTTCTAGCTGAAATTATCTCCCATTGGTTCTCGTTGTAAGTAGCTTTTTTAGAGCAACCACAGCACATTCTGGCTGATACATGACCAGCCCTGGCTATAAAAAGACCTTCGCCATAAAGTTCTGGATCGCGAGCACAAACGGAGCAGTAAAATACTATCGATAAATTATGTCCCTTTCTTTGCCCTTCTTTTTCTGGGACATGCCCGCGGTATTCAACATCTTCTCTGCAAAACTTACTGATATCATAATTTTGTTTAAAAATTAAGTCTTCTACTAAACCTTCATAGACCATCTAAAACCTCTATAGTCAAGCTTCTCAATGTCTGCAACAGGGACATTGTAACAAACCCTTCATCAAGGAGCTTGCTATAAAGGTCTTGCTGTTACAATGTTTTAATCCGTTGCAGCGGATTAGTTCTTAAAAGACTATTAATCGTCTTCTGGATCTTCTTTAAAAACTAAGCTAAGGCGCGGGCGTGCCTCTTTAGCAAGATCTGCCGGAGTTTGATCACCTTCAAGTGAATCTTTCACTTCAAACTTAAGTTTGTTGTAAGAAATCTCTTCAGCGTTGCTTGCTTTGGACACAGTTACAATGCTATTAACGAGCCATTTACTCGAATTTAACTGATCTGGGTCAGTAGCTTCACCATTGATACTTTTCTTGATGTTCTCAAGGGCTTTATCTTTCATCTCAAGAAGCTGCTCTTCAAGAATTCGAAGTTTGCTTTTAGTGATACGCTTTGAGTTACCGCCCGTGTTTTTACGGTTAGACTTGCTGCCGTTAAATCTTGTATCTGGATTTGGTGACTTATTTGACATTATTAGTTCCTATATTTTCAAGAGCGCACTTTAGGTAGCGTATCACCTGAATATTTTCTTAAAGCCTATCAGCAATAATTGCAGTTCGTTAATAAACGGTAATAGGACTTAAGAAAATGACTTCAATGCTAGTAGGAGAGATATAGCGCCAAAGTCAATAAACCAGTTCGCAGGAGAGAGGGACGAACAGCTTTAATTGCCGAGAGGAGAATGTACATCGTGTACTGATCGGCGGGAGACACCACAATTTCTGAGGAGAGGTTTTACTTAGTTTGTGGCGGTGAAACTTTACATTAGCTATAATCAGTAAATTAGCTGTTCAGCTAATCAAAGTATAGTAGCTAAGAAACCTCTTGGTGCGCTTCAGTGATAGGCGTAGAGGTTATGGTTATTCGTTGCACCTCAGAAAAGTCATATCAAAGGGTTTGTAAAGAGAGAAAACTTTGACTGTTTCTTTCTGAGACGACTTTATCAGAACTCACCAGCTCTAATCACTAACCGAGGGCCAAAATTAGCTTTCAAGCCGAACATCCTCACGGGTAGTTCGCATTCTGACTTTTTAAACTAAAGATAATTAAAACCCTTTACCCGCACACCGGCTGGACCATCTTACTGGTAGGGAAGACAACCTAATAAATTAGGGATCAGAAGTCTTTTTAAAAATGCCCCGCGATTGCCTCTATGACAATTCTCCCGAGGACTTTACCGTCACAGTTCACGGCAATGAGACAAGAATCTTCACTCTTGAATGTTGGAACACCAACCTTTACAACAGGGGCTCAAAGGCCAATACACTTGCACAGGAAACGGGCAGCTAATAAATTAACATCCCATGTCGCCGAGGTAGAGTCCTGCTCTCTTTGCTCGACCATTTTTAACACGAAAACAGGCTTCTAGTTATGAAGCAACGTCTCGGAAGTGACGCTGTAAAGTCGCTGTCATACTATTTCCGTCGTTCTCACCCTACCAACAAGCATATGGAAATTGATAGGGTTGCTCCATACAGCCAACGGGAATTCTTTAACAAGTGATTGTGTAAGGTGGTCCGAAGTCTGTTGGCTCGTAATGCTTGCCAATGAAATCTGAAGCCTTCTTAAAATCGAACGGAGCTTGTACATCAGAAACTTTGAATGTAAAAGGTTGGGAGCTTACGTTATTATGATCAGGGGTCTCTTTATCAAAGACAAGCTTCAAATGATCCTTGATCACCAACCACTGCTTTTCTGAAATTACATCAGAATCTTGCAGTTCAACAAAACCTTGCAGCCAATAACAGAAATCTTTCTCATTCATAATACTTTCCCTTATTCATATAATAGTTTATAGATTAATATTCATATTGTCAAGCATTTATTCATACTCAGGCCAAATATCTTTATATTGTGTAGGATGAAGGCTAATCTTTTCCATCGCATATTCAAAGCGAAAGCTTTTACCACCCTCTTCAAGAATAACAACGTCTGGAAATTCTTGATCTTCTATGATTTCTTGCAACTGGCTCCCAAACAGAGAGCTTTGATTCTCTTCCATTTAAAGAGCCTCTTGGTGTATTGAAAATAGAGAATAACAAATAGTTTATCAGATGTCAATAGTTAATAGAATTTAATTATGTTTCTTCAAAGAATATTCCTCAATTGGTGTTAGTGGCTGAACAGGTCGTAAGATTAAACCTACGGTTAGGAATATGCCAAGGATTGCTGTTAGGATGATTAGGGATTTCATTTTAAATATTCCTATCAAATACATAATACCTGTCAGTTGCCACCAACGGTGTAACTTGTTTTGCAGAACTGTTATAGTAAGTTCTGAACATATTCTTAGCTCGGGTCTTATCAAACCTTGATTTGAGAAATCGTTTAGAATATTTCCAAGCCATATATTCTTCTTTCAAAATACAACTAGTATTCTGATCAAACATTAACCTTCGAGTATCATCCGTACCAAGTGTTGCTTGGTGTATCTTTTCCCACCTACGTAAATGACCTATCTCGTGCACAAAACTATCTATAAATTTTGGATAGAAAGGATTTATAATCACTACACTTATACCACGACCAAACCGATATAAACACTCAGCATTATTTAAGTGATGAAAGGGGTTCCACTTTATATTGTACTTTTTGCATATTGCAATGGCCATTAGCCAATCGTTTATTAATTTCATTTCTTATCTACCTTACAAAATGTTTTGTCTCCAAGAACAGCTTCCCAAGCTGAATACATAGCTTCCCACAAATCTTTCTCAGCGCTTGCTTTAACAAGGCAGCTATCGTGATAAGCTAGAACAGAATGACCTTTAGCCCCCATTGCGCCAACGATACGCATCATGATCTTGCTATCAATACTTTGCAACATGATCCCTGCATCAGAAAAGAAGCTATCACTAATGAAATCGTTATGTTGCTGTACAGCAATCAATACACTAGAATAATCTGTCTGCCCAACCAAAGCATAAAATTCCTGATCTTCAATTGGTTTACTTCGATCAAGCTTCACCTTGTTACCAAGTGTCCATGCTGCGCTATTCACGTCATTCGAATTCATACCAATCAAAATAGCCAGTTTGGCTAATTGCCGCACAGGGTTATGTGTTTTACCTGTCCTCTTTTCCCATTCTCTTTTAAGCTTACCGTCTACTTTCAAAAATGACAAATCAGCATCATAAGGAGAGAAGTCTTTGCCCATCACATCATATATGCTAAATCCATCTGTGTTGTACATAAGTTGGTAGCAGATGTTGGGGTGAATGCACGAGTAATCAAGCTCAATTACAGGCTCGCCATCAATCTTAAGGGAAGATGCTCGAATGTTCTGAGGAAGCAACTGAACCCCACCGCCTAGAGTATACAACCGTCCACCACTTT